GAACCACCTACCTACCATGCATCGCTTGTCCGACCGTGTAATCACGCGTCTGAACGCCATAAGGCGGGACTTCAATTAAGAAACGATGTTTAGGGGGTTGGGTGGGGTTCCTACCACGCAGGGTCAGACATCTTTAACTGTCTAGTGACCTTACTGGCAAGGGACCAAGCTCGCAAGTTAGTACGAACCCTCAAAGAGGACGAGGGAAGATTCGTCATAACAAGAGATGGAAGAAGATAGTAAGTCGCGACATCGAGGAATCCCTCGTCCTGGTCGGACAACCATCTACGTGACTTTGGAGGTATAGATACCCCCAAACGGGAAGACCAGATTGGTCTGCAAAGAATCGGCTGAGCTGTAGGAACTCTAGCTGGTCGGGGACCGGTGTAAAAGGAAGAACGGAGAGTCTTCATCACACACAAATCCTGGTCACTAGGACCAAAGACTTGGCGATAACGACTATCGTCTATATCCTCACCCGGTTCAAAAACCGACAGGGTTTGAAGACCTATGCCCCCAAGCGACTCGGGTGCATACCAGGGTAAGGCGTCATACTTATGTAACGCCTCCGAATTGTATCTTAAGAAAAGTCTCATGACCTTCTCCCGAAGTTCGGAAGGACAGGTATTCATCAACTGATGATGTCTCGCACCAAGACTAAGCGAGAACCCGTCGAATTCCGTCTCCTCCTGTACCGTACCAACTTGACCACCGGACCGTTGAAGCCCAACCACAAGACCCATGTTGATGTATGGGATGTGTTTAATTACACCATCATCGAACTCAAATGAAGTAGAGTTGATGTTCATGTAAATGGAGTCAGAGTACACCTTTCCGACCGAAGGTTTCAATCCAGCAGAAGCTGCGATGGACTTCCAGATCGATAGGAAGGAAGGAGGTGCATACACAAGTCCATCGTCACCATTGACCACGAGTGGACAACGATTCAGACGGGTACGCTGACCTGTCGACTTCTCGAAAGATGTACGACAGACAGCTGCGTTTGCAAGACAAAGAACTATAAAAGAAACAATCGAACCCATCAGTTGCCCCCATTTCTGGGGTTCGCCCTCAATGAGGTGCCCGGTTAGGGCCCTATGAAAGAGTACGCGCAAATCTGAGGGTATACCCACAGTATCACAAATTTCATCCACGATCACACCGGAGACCTCAGGATCAAGAAGATCGGTCGCACTCTCATAATCAAGAGAGTGAAACTGGTAATCACCCTCACTCTCTGGACGAGGGCGAGGTGCGACCACACAACTAAGGAAATCAGGCGTCACTGTCTGACCAATCAGAGCAAAGACGCGGTGCTTTCTCATTATCTTGTGGAGAAATTTCTGTACTGGCTTAAGAACAAAGTACGTTAAAGGAGGTCCTTTTGAGATAACTCGGACTTTAAGTGACTCGGCAAGAGCCACCAACTTAACATCACATTGCTCCTCCTGAGCACGTAACCGTGCGCTCTCGTACACTTCGGTGTATACGGTTTTAACCGCTCCTCTAAAAGAGTCGGTGAGCTTAAGACGCACAGTTTCTTCATCACTAATCTCCTCATCCACACTCTCCACCTCTACTGCACCCTCATACAACCACCGTGATCTGTCGCCCAAGGAAGGACGATTTGGACCAAATCGCGGTGCATACGCCTCCCCAGGAAAGAAATCCTTCAGGATTCCCTCCTCCAGCAACGTACCTAGTGTTCCAAACTTTGATCTGGAATCTACATAGTTAGCTCTTATGGAAGGGGCGTAGGGATGATGAAGATCTTTATCGGAAATGTGATGACCCGTAAAGACCTCCCTGACGGTCCGCTTCAACTCACATATCAACTCTGGACGAGTTAAATGGGAGGAGGGAGGGCCAGGATGCGTCGAAGTTAACATTTCTTTAGTAGCTTTCAAGGCCTTTGCGAGGGCCTCGGGACCGGGACGGGGTAAACCCTTCTTCAGCTGGAGAATGCCAACTGCGAATCCAGGGGCAGAATCCGAACTCATAATGAGCCGAATCCATCTACCAAGGACTCCACCGACCAACTTGGAGGGATCATCTCTCTGAGAAAAGGGCTTCAGGGGGAGATCACCTTCTAAGTAGTAAGAAAAAAATGCGGAACATTTGTACTTTAGGAACTTAATCCACCCACATTCGGAAGAGCATGTCTGCCACCGAATAAGGACCTTGGTCCGATCACATCTCGATGTGTCGAAACCATAGGTAGAACAAAAATCCAGGAGTGTAGTGAGGGATGAAGCAAGCTTCTCTCGATCGTCAACCGAACAAGTCGACGAGGAGGTCCCTCCTACCATTAGGTCAGGTGTTTGTAATTGACCTGCTTGCACGTCTTGCGTTGTCTGAGAATCCGGGTGATCTAGTACTTCATAAGGGTTAAGACCCGAGTAACTAGCAATTCCTCTGTTCTCTTCAACACGAAGATGGTGCGCAACAGTTAAAGCAACCTGCGATGCTGGCATGATAGGTCGATACCGCGTTGAACGACGCGATATG